TCAACGTAGCCGCGAGACTTGCCCTGCGTCTTCAGGAAGAAAATCATCGCGGTGGTGTCTCCATCCAGTGCCTTGCTGTATAACTTGCTTTCGACGTTGTCAATCATCTTCTCGCGGGCTTCGTCCAGTTTCGCCTTGACGGTTGGGTGTTTCTTCATGAAGGAATAGACAGTTGTTCGGTCAACGTTGAGAGTACGTGCAACCATCGAGACGTTGCCCATGAGCTCGTCAATCAATTTGTTCACCTTTTCAACCGTCAATTTAGCCATTTTTTATAGTGTTGAATCTGTTGCAATTGGTCTGTCCGGCACGATGTAAATAAGCGGAATGCTTATCACAGTAATGATGGATTTCAGCAAAATTTGTCCTAACATGACCGAGATTAAAGCCGCCACTGGCATTGTTCCTGCAAACGCAACCGAGACAAATATTAGTGAGTCAATTGGTAAACTGACCGCGTTTGATCCGAGTACACGCTTCCAGGGCGCTAAGTGTTTGATGCGGTGATAGATTTCCGTGTCAATCAATTCGCTAACCATCTCAGCCAGAATTGATGCGCCAACAACACGTGGTACAACTCCAAGTATCAGGTTATAGGCTTCTTGATTCTGCCAGAATGGAGCGGGCTTCAAAGCCACTGTGAACATAAAATACGCAGCCATAAGCACGTTCACAACTACAGCAGTCAAGACCATAAATACCGCCTGCTGCTTGCCAAGTTGCTTGTGAACTACATCGCGCAACGTGAAGGTTAGCGCGTAAATAAACACCGCAGCCGGAACGTAGATGCCGAACAAGTCGACCATCTTCGATGCGGTTACGTCCGCAATAATTTGGCAAAGTAAATATCCTGCGGTCAATACGATTACTAAGTTGGTTTTTTTCATGGTTTCCTCATATCTAATTGATTTTGTAAATAATTAACAGCGCGCCTGGCATCACCAAATTCGTGCTGTGCATCTGCGAGATGCACTTTGATTCCCTTATCGGCATCGCCATAATTGATGCCGTTTGAAGTGTCGGATAGGTGTAGACGCAGGCCTGCGTTTACACTGCCAGCAACCGCTTCGCCATAACGTGCAGGGTTCGCGTCTGCAATGTGAACCCGTAGGCCTACGGGTTCACTATTACGTTTCGGTATATGAATTTCACCCCACCGTTCTCTGAGCCATTGTTCAGCCTTCATGTAAGACAATGCACTCACAGCACAGATTTTCGCTCTGTCATTCCTGGAGCGGTCAACGAAATCCAACGGATCAAATCCAAGACTGCGAAACAACTTTGAAGCCTTGCCGCAACTAACTGGATCACCGAGTTGCGCAGTTACAAACTTTCCCCTGTTCTCGTCAAACAATGGCACTTGTCCATATCTGAAACCTGCACCCCACGAAGAACTGTCTACGCTATACCACGGCAGATCTTTTATCACTTCCCAAGACGTTGCACCGAATCCGTGAAATACCGCATTATCACCAGCCAATTTGAAGGCCTTTATAATCCACGGCATTATCTTTTTTGTGTAGCGCATGTATGGAACCATGCCGCCTAATGCAATGTAAGGGTATTTCTCGATATAACTTTTAAGGTACAGCCAATCTTCGCTAACGTGAAATACTGGAATAGGCTCAACACCCAAATCTTCAAGCTTATGTTGGTTATTGAGTGTTGCGCTTGCATCACCTATCACGTCCAAATTTGCATAAGTGTTGAACAGGTGCTTGAACCGCTTTATCCAAGCTGCATACTCATTCACGTCAATTTGAGCACCCTGCGTCATTGCAGAAAATCCACCACTATCCGCAAACACGTCAGGATAGGGCGGCGTGAAATATTTCTCAAATAGCGCGTCAAGATCGGTGTCCTTGTAATACCAGTACGAAAGCAGAATCCGCAGTTTCATTTTGTTAGGGTAGATTTCCATACTTTCTGAAGTCCGTCCTACCCCCCCCCATCCGTCAGGAAAGCTCATAGCCAGATACAAGTGCATCAAATTTCTCTGCTTCATCACCTTGCAGCGAATCCATAATCGCTTCGTACTTCGCCATTGTTTCCGGTGACACCTGAACCCGAATTACCGGCCAGAAATCGCGTTCGTCCGTCCCGCCGTATTTATCCGCAAGATCGTCAAGCGAAAGCAAATCAAACATCCCTTCACTCTCTGCAATCTCACTTATCATCGCCTGCACGCGCTCATCGTCACTCTGCACCGCTCGCATCAACTCGTCCAGCTTCGCCTTGTCGCTTGCCGCCATTGCCGCAATCGGGTCAAGGCTCAATAATGCCTGCGCTTCTTCCGCTTCGTCCAAATCAACGTACTCCACCGGAAGTTTGCCCACGCCGGAACGCGCTGCAAGTGTGACGCGCAAGTGCCCGTCCACCACCCTGCCAGTCCGTTGGTTGACCGTCACAGAACGAATGAAGCCAATGTCATCAATGGCACCGGCTAAGGCTTGCTGCTGATTATCAGGATGCAAGCGAAAGTTCAATGGGTTAGCAAGCAGTTGGTCAACCGCTTCCTCGCCATGTCCGATAATCCGGTTGTTCAACGGTTTGTTCAGCTTTGCTATTTTCTTTGCCATTTACTCAGTTCCGCCAAGCCAAGTTTCGCTTACCCGCTCGCGCAAGTCTTTTACCTCTTCGCGCAAGGCGGCAAGCTCCGTCTCAAGCGCATGCAGGCGGGCAAGCAACAGCGTATACTGGTTGTCATCAGTTGGAATTGACATCGACTTCCACCGGCTTCTTCGCTCTCGACCTTGTAGGCACGGGCTTCTTGACTTCGTTCAGAATCTCGCGCGCCTGTAAGTCGTGCTGTGCAAACGAACCGAGAAACACGGACGTGTCCGACCGCATCTCTTTTACCTCGCTTACCAGGGCTTGCGTGACAGTGGTCAGGTCTTGCAGACTGCCCTTTACATCGTTCATCGCGCAGTTGTTCTCTTCACGCTGCTCTCGGTTGAACTCGCGCCATTTTTCGTTGCTTCTGTCGATGAAATCCTGCCAGTTTTTAGACTGCTTTGAGAACCAATTCAGCAACAAAATTACAAGCACGATAAACAAGCAAACGACCGCCGCCTGCTGCCACGCCGTAAGGGGGATTAACTCAACCCCATCCATTACCCTTTAGCCTCTACATCATCATCATCAAATGGATAAATAGGATACGTTGACGCGCCCTTCACCGCGGCATCTTCCATTGCAATGCCAACAATCAGAGCAACAATAACCGGCTGCCATGCGCCGATAACCCAGATAATCTGTTCCGCGATCTCGGGCGAAACATACGCGGTGACGAAATAGGTTATCGTCGAGATAACCACATCTAATACCATCAACCAAAATTTACGGGACTTAAAAAGTGACATACAAAACCTCCAAAAGTTTATTTATTATGAGTTTTTATCAACAGGGCAAGTCAATGCCGGCGCCCTGTTTTTTATGACCTCGCCGCTGCCGGAGACGACGTGCTGTTTATCGCAACCCTGGTCCGCTGGATAATCCGCGCGTGGTAGGTTCTGTTTTATGTTAATGTTTTCCCCGCTCTTCGTACAAGTGCGTTTCCGTGCGGCAACCGCGCAAGGCTACTTCCCGCTTCGCCCTGTATCCGCCGCTTCCGTTAGGCTCAATATCTTCTAAGCGCAAGTGAGCGTGTTTTAGATCTTCAATGTGAATGCGCTGTAAATCACTTACAGACCATCTCAACCATTCAGGCCATTCGCTTGGAATGTAGCCATAGATTTCAGCACACTCACGGCATAAGCTGCGATTGTCTAATATTTCTGCACCACATACGCACTCTTTTGTCATATTCTTGTTCCTAAGAATAGGTTACTTATGAACAACTTTTATGCATTTTTGCTAAAACCCGACTAACAGTTGACTGGTCACATCCCATCGCTTCTCCGATCTCTGCCTGCGTGTAACCGGTCACCCACAGATAGAGGACGGCTGCCTCTCGGTAAGACAGCCGCCTCATCGCGCGCTCGATATCAATTTTGTTCTCGACGCCTTGTTCGTCAAGTGCAAACATGTCATCCAGGGTCATGAAGCCTCCAGATCGCGTGTATCAATGCCAATATAATCAATCGTCATCAAGCGCAAGAATACGGTGTCAAAGTCCGAACTAAGCCTAACAAGGCTCATAGACTCCATCAACAGCAGCCATAACCGCAGATCGACAATATCCACGCCCATGTCCTGCGCGATGTATTCTACCTTTACCTCGCCGACTTTATCTATAGACAAGATATAGCCAATAATCTGCCTAAAAATTGTCATTACGTCGCTCAAGTTCATTCGACCTCCGCTATCTCATTTTCCCTGTGTCGATCTTATCTGCATAGACAATGATATTAAAATCGGGAGCATATCCGAACTTTACAGAATAAAATGAAAATTCATCTCTAATTGCATATCTGTCTACTTTTATTTCCAACGAATCTATTTTAAGACAATTGCAAATTGGGTTTATCTTGTAAACCTTAGCCGATTCAGCTAAAGCTTCATCAATATCAAATATATCCTGCGCAATCAACCGAGCAGCTTCATCGTCTATGCATTTATTTGAATCTACAAGTTGTTTGAGTACCGCATACATTTTATGCCCAAATGGTTTCATTCCATCACCTCCGAGTTTCTTTCGACCCAAGCATTTAGCACGCGCCATATCTCCTTCGCGTTTTGCAGGCTCAACACAATTTTGATCCCGTAGCCGTGTTTGGTCAAATAGATCAAACCGTTCTGTTCGATAAGCTCCCAGTCACCGGAGAAAATTAGCTTGCCAATATCTACTAATTGTTTATCTCCATCGTTATCATGTTCAGTTGAATTGCCTGCCTCCAATTTATTAACGCGTTCTTCTAAACCCGAAATCCGATCTAAACATTCCCTGAGAATTCCCTTTATCTCGTCAATAGCCATTGCAGTTGTTCGCATAATATCGGAAACTTCTTTCATAAACGAAATATCTGTCATTTCATCATCTCCGTTTTCTGATTTTATAAAGTCACCTTTGATCGTAATATCACCATCCCAATTATAAATATTATCCCAAGATGTAGTATCCCATTTAGCCACGTGTTTTACATTGGCTCGTTCTGCTTCGTTCATTTCGCCGCCTTCCTGCGAATACCCTGTGCTACAAACCATTTCGATACCATCGGCGCATTGCGGTCGTTCAACCCGATCTGCGTTGCCATCCAGAAGTAACTTTTGCCTTCCCGTTCCCACGCAAGCAAGCGCTCTCGGTTGGCTTCAACTAATTCTCGACTGGTCATTTTTCCGCCTCCACCTTTCCCTTATTCCACGCGTTTATAGCCTGCGCTTCATACTTGAACGTTTCCGTTTGTGCATGGCAGTTTTCGCACTTACAGCGATAGTATTTTTTGATAAGATCGTGCAAGACAATCGGATAGTGGCTATTGCATATCGGGCAGGCTATCAGTTTGTAGCTCATTTCTCAACCTCCCACCAGTCCACATCCATAATGTTCCAGTCCCTTTTCTGACACTCTGCTTCTATCAGCTTGCGAATGTGTGCCAGCGTCAAGCCTCGCACCTCAAAGCTCTCGCCGCTATCGTGGCGCACGCGGTAGATCGCAGGATGAATGACCCGCCGTTCTAACATCTGGTCACGCTCTGTTTTAGTCATTTCTCACGCTCCTTCTGAAT